ATGGGTCAACATTTTTTTAAAATACCCAGAGTCGACCATGTGGCAGACACTCACTGACGGCGGGCTCGATATGTTCTTCATGTTTATCCTCTCATACCTCACGTACGAGACACTCGACTCTATCATGATCTTCCACGAGCGTGACGTGTGGCCGACCAAACCGCGGATTGAGGATGTTCATGATCCATTCGAGTTTTTGGGACTTCCGAGGTTTCCGACCGTGTACAACTCAGAGGATGAAGATGGATTCATATCATCTGAAGGTGAGTGGTGGGATGAGAGTGATGATGAATATGATTTCTAACTATCAATTGACTCGCGAAAATTGATTTTTGGATAAGATTCCTTACATCAAAGATAAAATGGCTAGTATTGATTACAAATACAATGAGGCTGAAATTGTAGCTGACTTGATGGAGTATATTGACAAGACGTACTCTGGTCACTACAGTCAGAACAGGTTTCAGGCTACCGAATTCATCATCGATGCTGGTCACGGTGACGGATTCTGTATTGGCAACATCATCAAGTACGCGCAACGTTACGGCAAAAAGAACGGCAAAGGCAGACCTCATGAAGATTATCCACTATTCTATCATGTGCCTACACGCCAATCACTACCGTACATAAGAAACTAAAGAATTTGTAGTGAAGTCATTAGAAAAATCTGAGTCAATCAAAATGGATAACGGTATCTGGATCTTTATCGTAGTTGTCATCATCCTCGTAGGGGGGATTTGGCTATATCAGACCTTAGTTGAGGGATACGCCAACAGCGGCTTCCCATACGCACAGCTCGGTGGAAGTTACAACACTCAGCTCTTCTCCCCGTGCGTGTCCAAACGATGCGCAGGCGGTCCATACATGTACACCTCAAACCCATACCTGCAGTCCTTATGCCAAGGAGTCAGCAACGAAGAACTTGCACAGGTCGCTTGCGGGAAGGGCTTCCACGGCAGGCCAGTCCACTTCGACTACTCAGGTCTCAGTGAGAGCGTAAACGTAGGACCATCGGTCAACGTCAGTGCACCCATCCCAACCCTGAGTAAGAACCTCGAGAAGTGTGGTAAGAACCTCCAATACGGAGCCTGGGGCAACGCACTCTGCAACACCCCGTCCACCACATCACTGTGTGTCTTGTAATGAGAATGTAACCGGTTCATAACCTCTAGAGGTTATGAACGAACCATTTAGTCTTCGGATGAAGTTATCGCCTTTATAGATACCTCTGCGTCTGACGATTCCTCAAAGGTTTCAGATTCTAAAGATGATTCATCTGACGAACCCGCGCCAGGGCTCACGTTATGAATAACCTCTTGCCACTCTAAATTCTCAAACAAGTCCATCTTACCTTCTGAGTTGTAAATTAGATGTTTGTCGTAACCATCCTCAGACACAACATCCTCATACAGAGGTGATCGTGAGTAGTAGTCTGCCTGCACGTCTGAGACGGCGTTCTCCTCGTACTGAGTAATGATGGGCGGTTGGACAAAGAAAATAACGATCTTGGGAGCCAGTCTGAAGAGGATAATATCTATAGCCACGTCCAAAGTGTGCTCCTCAATGTAGTCCAATACGGCCCTGGCCCCTTTCTTTGAAATGTAGTAGCAACCCGTCCCACCAACACTGTCCTCCACGATCTCCTCAAAAGTCCTCTTTCTTACTATACCCTTGACCGAAAAGTGATGCTTGTCAAAGAATCTGGGCACCGTCGTAAAGAAAATCAGATCGGGCCGTTCTCCCTTATTCTCAGTGATAATGAACGTCCTCCTCATCTGCTTAAGGAAGTTATTATCTACAATCACGTCATCTTCAAAAACAACATACCCATCAACGTCGTCAGCTTCGTGATGTAGCAACCGATCATACAACTTCAGGTGAGACAGCGCACAACCAATGACGCCAGGCCTCATGAAGTAGTTACCTTTCCTCCTACAGAGGGACCTGAGGCGAGGATTCACATTCAGCTTGGTGCCGTCGCATGCGCTCACCCGTTCCATGGCCTCTGGTAAGTTAGCCCTCTGTTTCTCAATCTGCTCCATTCTGTCAGGTCTGCGGTCCAGGTTGATGAGGAAGGACTTGTAACGCGTCTTCTCGTGGAACTGCTCTGTGTCTAACAAGTCGTACGCATTGTATTTGTTGAAGTCGTTCATCTCACTTGTCAAGCGTCCAATATGCTTGATGTGGAATCCGGGCAAGAAGACCGTCTTGAAACCGGCACCCACATATCTCAAACCAAAGTTAAACTCAAACGACTTCTCCTTGTTAAATATAACCTTATTGAATATAGCCGTTCTCACCATACTTGGGGACAAGGTGAAGTGAGGATAGTAGTTGCAGGAGACGCACCGACCATGCTTTTTAAAGAAACGTACCTTGTCCTCATCAGTCGGGCAGTACTCATGCACGTAGTAGAAGACGTTATTGTTGGTCTTCTGGAGATCGCCACCCTTAATGTCATCATTCACAGTTTCCATGTAGTTATGATTAAAGGCCACCTGTCCAATACTTCTATCGTAGTTGAAAATGTCTATCATATCCTTGATGTAGTGGCGTTTGTCGAGCAGCATCCTATCATCCTCTACGTGAATGAGGTATGGAGTCTTGACCATGTTGGTGATGATCTGCATGCTCTCTGGATGTCCCTTCTCTTCGGGGGCCTTCCATACAAACTCAAAGAAGGGAAACATCTCCTTCATGGTCTTGCGATCTTCCTCGCTTGAGTTGTCATCTACGCAGATCCACCGGTGAATGAGATGTCTGTCCAGGCAGTTCTCGAGGAAGCCCGTCATCGTCCTGATGAACAGGTCCAACCGTCTACACGTGGTGATTGAGAATGTGACGAGGGGTAGTTTGCAGAGGGAGACGTCGTAGGGTTTGAACTGTCGGGCCTCCTCATGCTTGTCGAGGACTTGCATGAAGAATTTCTTGTTAAATTGGACTCTGTTCATGACGTCCACGTCTCCGTGTCTACTCTCTTCGATCTCGTTCAGGAGGCGATTACCCTTGTACTTGTGGTCCAAGCTGTCGGAGTCTATCCAATAATAAGAGAGGGCCATCTCCTCTCGTATGATGTTTGAGTTGGGATATACGTTGAGTAACTCCCTCCCCAATGCCGTGGCAAGATGATATTGTTTCTTGCAACGCAGCTCTCGTATGTAAAGCTCTGATTCACTCATTTATAGACACAGACTCGTTTCTTAGAGTGAAATTAATATCTTGTTTAGTACTAAATTACCGACCATGTTTCTGATAACTAGAACATATAGTGCTTCTGAGTTGGAGTACATTGAACGAGAGCTCCACAGGCGTTACAGGCTAGGGGATGTGTTCGCGGTGCATCTGCCCTGCTCTCATAGGTACCGCGTCAAGAAGGGCGGACGTAAGGAACAACAGATACTGGACTCTGACAGTAGTGTGTTGGACGATCAGACATGTTCGGTGTGTTTCAAACTGAGATGCACCGACGACAAGCCCGCGTTGGCAGATATTGAGTACGTGAAGGAACAAGACGGTGACGATCCCAGTATTGAGTTGCTGAAGGCCAAGAATGAGTTTTATCGATGGCTTTACGAACGCGTAAATTGAGGTGATTCTTCTGTATCTAATAGAAGTGTTGTTATTCGTCTGGTTAACCCATTCATGACTATCGTTGCGCTAGCGCAACGATAGTCATGACTGGGCCCGACCCATATATGACTAGAAAGCAGATCGCTAGCGATCTGCTTTCTAGTCATATATGGGTTAAATTAGCCTAAGGTTTGGATTCTATTACCCCGAGGGGTAATGGATTCTATAATTTGTCAGTGCTAAAAGAAGACCATATCCTCAATAAGTGAATCCCTATATTCTTCAAGTTCTTCCCCATTCGGTCCTTCAATTGGCCCCAGGTTCGTGTTCATTAGGAAGCTGTCATACGTTCGGGACAGCCACTTACCCCTCTCCGTGAACGGCGAGTCTTTTGAGATCTTGTACGGCTGGAATAGACTCCTCACGAACTCACGCTGCTCCTGGGTCTGAGGCGACCCCTTTGTCTTCCAGAACTCGTTCTTCCTGGGTTTGGTTGAATGGACTGGCCTTGTGGCGTGGTATTCAGACGTCCTGATGAATGACTCCTTTGGTGTGATCTTGTGAAGATAGCAGAGGATGGCAGCCACAAGCAAGCCAGCTCGTCCATGTCCTCCCTTGCAGTGAACGTAGATCTTCTTTCCGTTTCTGATCTCACGTGTGAGGTGGATAACTAAGGCACAAAACTCGCGTACGTCTTCAGGTACTTTGCGATCAGGTATGGAGAATTGAATGACTTTAGCTCCAGTGAGGTAAGGTCTTATCTTCTTCTCGTCATTCTTGGTGAGATTGACTATGATGTTAACACCCCACTCCTCAAGCTGTTGGATCTGATGTTGAGTCGGGTACGCCCCGAAGAGACACTGATTAGTGACAAAATACGCAGAAGTCTCAGTGATAAAAACCATGTTGATTGGTATATTCTTACCTTTACCCTTTATATTTTCAAGTTAATTTCAACTTCCCTTGACTTACACATCTAAAATCATTTATTTAAAGGATCATATGGTTGGATCTGAAACGATTTGGAGGAAAGGATATGTCAATAAAAGGAACCATGGAAGTCATAAAACGAGACGGTAGACGCGAGCGCATCGAGCTCGACAAGATTACCAACAGGATCAACTCCCTCTGGCTCAAAGAACCCCAACTCAATCAATTAGTCGACCCAGTAAAAGTGGCTATCAAGGTTGTGGAAGGCCTGTACGACGGCGTCACAACCGTCAACCTGGACATCCTCGCCGCAGAGACAGCCGCCACGATGGCCACGATTCACCCCGACTACGCGAAGCTGGCCGCGAGAATAGCCGTGTCCAACCTCCACAAGGAAACTAATCAGCTTTTCTCAGACGTTATACATGATCTCTACGAGTACATCAACCCAAAGACTAACAGTCATGCTCCTTTAATCAGCGATGAACTCTACAACCTAGTCATTTCCAACAAGGAACTAATCAACGGTTGGATCGACCATAACAAGGACTATGATTACGATTACTTTGGCTTCAAGACGCTTGAGAAGTCATATCTGCTCAAACTGAACGGACGTGTGGCTGAGCGCCCCCAGCACATGCTAATACGCGTGGCTCTGGGTATCCACGGGTCCGACTTTGAGTCTGCCAAGAGGACCTATGATCTCATGAGTGACAAGTACTTCACCCACGCGACCCCAACTCTCTTCAATTCGGGAACGCCCAACCCTCAGATGTCGTCTTGCTTCCTGCTGGACATGAATGAGGACAGTATCACTGGCATTTACAAGACTCTGGCCGACTGCGCCAAGATCTCCCAATACGCAGGCGGCATCGGCCTCGCGGCGCACAAGATCAGAGCCACGGGGTCCTACATAGCCGGCACGAACGGCACCTCAAACGGAATTGTGCCGATGCTGCGGGTCTACAACAACACGGCACGCTACGTTGATCAAGCCGGGCGCAGGAAAGGATCTTTCGCCATGTACCTCGAGCCATGGCACTCAGACATCTTTGAGTTCCTAGACCTCAAAAAGAACACCGGGTCCGAGGAACACAGGGCCAGGGATCTGTTCTACGCACTCTGGATACCAGACCTTTTCATGAAGCGCGTGAAGGAGAACGGCCCGTGGTCTCTAATGTGCCCCAATGAATGCAAAGGCTTGTATGAAGTCTACGGTAACCAGTTCGAAGACCTGTACCTCAAGTATGAACAGGATGATTCCAAAGTGAGGAAGGTTGTAAAGGCTCAGGATCTGTGGCTCAAGATCATTCACTCTCAGATTGAAACAGGTACCCCTTACATGCTCTACAAGGATGCTTGTAACTCAAAGAGTAACCAGAAGAACCTAGGCACCATTAAGTCCTCAAACTTGTGTGCTGAGATCTGCGAGTACACGGACAAGGACGAGATCGCCGTGTGTAACCTAGCCTCAATATGTCTTCCCAAGTTTGTGATGGGGGGTAGGGTGTTTGACCATGATAAGTTGTATACTATTGTGAAGCAAGCTGTGTACAACCTCAATAAAGTGATTGATAGAAATTTCTATCCTCTTCCAGAGGCTAAGCGGTCCAATATGCGTCACAGGCCGGTGGGGTTGGGAGTCCAGGGGCTCGCCGACGTGTTCGCGCTCATGCGGTTACCGTTCGCGTCTGAGCCAGCGAAACGCCTCAACAGGGATATAGCCGAGACTATGTACTTCGCTGCG